TTAATTATTGTCGGTACGCGAGTTGCAGCAGTTGATCTTTACAAAGAACTTCGCGCTGAGGAACGCTACCCCGGTGGCTTAGTTCCTTGGACATACCTTGCTATGCCAGCACTTTTAGATACAGCAGAAAAACCTGAAGATTGGGTAACGCTGTGGCCAGCATCGGATGCTCCCTTTGACGGGCAGTTAGAATCAGACAAAGATAAGAATGGTTTATATCCTCGCTGGTCAGGTCGCAACCTTTACAACGAACGCCAGTCTATGGATACTTCAACCTGGGCTTTGATCTATCAGCAGCAAGACATATCAGATGATGCTGCCTTTGATCCAGTATGTGTTCGTGGCTCTATTGATGGTATGCGAAAGTCTGGTCCACTCAATATGGGTTGGCCTGGTCATCCAAAAGATTTGAACGGTTTTTCTTTTATCTGTGGTCTCGATCCAGCAATGATCGGCGATACCGCCGCTATCTGTTATGCAATAGATAGAGCAACTGGTAAGCGATACATTGTAGATGCTATAAAAATTTCTAGACCAAGCCCGGCGGCAATCAGGGATCTGATCTTCCAATGGACTGCGATGTATTCACCAAGTGAATGGATCGTAGAGCGCAACGCTTTTCAGTCTTTCTTAACTCAAGATGAAGGTATCCGTATGCACTTAGCATCACGCGGTACTACCTTGAAGGAACACCACACAGGCAATAACAAGTGGGATTCAGGTTTCGGTGTTGCTTCTATGGCTCCCCTCTTTGGAACTAAACAGCACGATGGCAAGCACCACCGAGATAATTTAATACACCTACCTTCGGATCAAACCGAAAACGTAAAGGCGTTAATTGAACAGTTAGTCACTTGGTCTCCTACTACTAAGGGTAAGACCGATATGGTGATGGCATTGTGGTTCTGTGAGATCAGAGCACGCGAAATGCTCAACTACGGACAGCACGCAGTTCATCATATGAAGAACCCGTTCTTGTCTAATGCAGAAAAGCAAAAACGTATGGTCATCAACATTGATGAACTACTAGCAGAAAAAGAACGTACATTCATCTAAAGGAGCAATATAATGCCAAAATCAACCGAAGACAAGGCCCGTCACGCTCGCAACCACGCCACAAAAGGATTTGGTAGCGTTAGTTATGGTAAGACGAAAAGACTTGTACAAGCAGAGTCAAAAGCAGCAACAGGTCAAAAGTTAAAACCTAGTGAAGTAAGAGCCGCTGCAAAAATTGTACAGGTTCGTCGTCAAAACGACGCAAATCGTACTGCAAGCCGAGCAACTTTTATTGAAAAGCGCGTCAAAAAACAGACATCAAAAGCGCGCGTGACCGCAGCAGTTGGCGGCACAACAAAAAAGAAGAAGAAGTAAAACTAGAATCTAAGTAAGGAATCTACTTGTTAAATATCAGAGAAATTACCGCAAAAGTCTCTCGCTTGCAGACACGTTACGCTTCGCGTGATGGTCGTATGCGCGATGTCTTGTCGGTACGTCAAGGCGATATGTCTAAGGTATATCCTTCGATGTTCTCTGAAGACTACCCAAAACCTTTGATTGCTAACTTAATTGACGTATCTGCACGTGACTTAGCAGAAACTATGGCACCACTGCCATCATTTAACTGCGCAGCTTCTAATATGGTTTCAGACTCTGCTCGTCGTGCTGCCGATATTCGCACTCGTATTGCTAACTATTACGTCAGTGAATCTGAAGTACAAGTACAGATGTATACAGGTGCCGATTGGTTTAATACCTACGGTATGCTTATTGGGCAAGTTGAACTAGATTACGAGAACAATAATCCACGTATCAAGTTTATTAATCCTTTTGGTTCATATCCAGAGGTAGATCGCTTTGGTCGTTGCTTATCTCTTACTCAAGTTGTTGGTATGGATGCACAGACTCTTGCCTCACTCTATCCAGAGTTTGCAGACAAGATTATAGACAGGAACTCCTTTACCCCCGGTTCGCCTTATATGTCTTTAGTGCGATACCACGATGCTGAGCAAGATGTAATCTACGTACCAGAGCGCAAGGATCTAATTTTATCTAAGACGCCTAACCCACTAGGTAAGTGTATGGCACGTGTTGCTATGCGTTCATCTATTGACGGTGAAGCACGTGGTCAGTTTGATGATGTACTTGCAGTTCAGCTAGCACGCGCTCGATTTGCAGTTTTGCAACTACAGGCTGCTGAGAAGTCAGTCCAAGCACCGATTGCTATTCCGCAAGATGTACAAGAACTGGCTTTGGGTCCTGATTCAATTATGCGTTCGGCTAACCCACAGGGTATTCGTCGTGTACCGATTGAGATACCAGCCGGTGTATTCCAAGAGTCAGGTATGCTAGAACGCGAACTTCGCCTCGGTGCTCGTTATCCTGAATCTCGTTCTGGTGATATTAATGCATCTGTTGTTACAGGTCGTGGAGTACAAGCGCTACAAGCAGGCTTTGATACACAGATAAAAGCAGCACAAGCACAGTTTGCTCGTATGTTTGTTGACTTAGTATCTATCTGTTTTGAAACAGACGAGAAGATTTTTGGCAATACACAGAAAGAGATTCGTGGTTCCGATGATGGAACTCCGTTCCTTCTTAAGTACACACCATCAAAGCAGATCAATGGCGACTACACAGTAGATGTCCGCTATGGAATTATGTCTGGTATGGATCCTAACCGTGCAATCATTGCCCTATTACAAATGCGTTCAGATAAACTTGTATCGCGTGACTATGTACGCCGTCAGATACCAGTTGAGATTAATATTAGTCAAGAAGAACAGAATGTTGATATTGAAGAAATGCGTGATTCGCTAAGACTTGCAGTTGCTCAATACGCTCAGGCTATTCCTGCCTTGGCAGCACAAGGTCAAGACCCAGGTCAAATTGTTACCCGTATTGCAGATGTGATCGCAGGCCGTCAAAAAGGTATGCAGATCGAAACTATTGTACAAAAGGTATTTATGCCAGAGGCACCACCTCCTGCGCCAGAGATGGCGATGCAAGGGATGCCACAACAAGTTCCAGCAGCAGGTGCGGCCACCGCTCCTGCCTCGCAGCAACCTCCACAAGAACAAGCTGGTACGGCCCCTGCTGCTGGTCAACGTCCCGATATAGCCCAACTACTAGCCGGTATATCCGGTGGAGCATAACCGAAGGAGAAATAAAATGCCAGTACCAGCAGTAATAGCAGTCACAGCAGCGGCCAGAGCCGCAGCAGCATTAGCAGCCAAAGCCGCAGCCAAAGCCGCAGCCAAAGCCAATGCAAAGGCTGTTGCCAAGAAGTTAATGGAAAAACAAAGTTTTTCTATGCGTGGTAAAGAATTAACAAAGGCTGATAGAAGAAAAATTGCGAATCAGAATACTGCTGCTGGTACATATAAAACAACCGATTTAACAAAGTCTGCTTCAGCTAAATCAGCAGCAGAAACTCGTAGAATAAATGAATTAAAACGTATCGCAAATGCTAAAAAAGCAGGAGTGGTTAAAGGATCCGCAGCAACCGCAACGATTGGTCTTACAGCGTTAGCTCTTGCAGAAAAAAATAAGAAAAAGAAAACCAAGTGAGTAACCTATTACCTAAGGAGGTGTAATATGAATAAAGGATCACGTGCAGCAGCATCATTAGCAAAGCCTAAAGAAGGCAAGATGGATCACTCGAAGCCAGCAGGCGGTAAAGTGATGCCCCCTATGACCACAGTAGGACGTACTGGAACAAAAGTTAAAAAGGGTTAATTACTTTTACGAAAGGTGTACTGGGTGCTAAATAATGATGATCGCGTTCCGCGCCCAGTACGTCTTTCTGATTTGGGAGTTATCTTTATAGGGTTGATCCATAACATAATGGGATCAATAGAAGCATTTACAGCAGAACTTTACGAACTATCAATTTATCATTCCAACCAGCGCACTAGAACGCAACAGGTATGGGAAGAATTTAGCCAAGATTTAGAAACATTAAAGGAGGATACAGATGGCGCTTGAAGATGCTAAGAATCCTCTAGCAGGTGCAGCAGGTCCCGGTAAGTATTCTGTACGTACAGACAAAATGGAACTAGGTTCTATAGGTTATGGTGAAGGCGTTGATACACAGGCTATTAAGTCTGGCGCTCCGCTTGCTAATACACCTGACGTTAAAGGACAAGCACCAAGTAGCTTTCGTGAAGATTTAGCACAATCACCAGTAACAGGTTTATTTAGTATGTCAGATAACACTCGACCTATCACATCAGGTATTGATATGGGTGCAGGCCCTGGATCTAACGCCTTGATGATGGGAAAGTCTACAGTTAAACTATCTGATACCTTGGCAGCAATGCTTCCATTTGATACTAGCGGCGAGATAGCGGTTCTATACCAAGAAGCCCTAGCGCGAGGTAATTAATGGTTGATAACCTAAAAGCAGCCGCATACGCTGCTAAGTTAACGCCTGAACAAAAACGTGAAATTGATAACTTATCTAAGGGTTTATCTGTACATAAAGGCTTGATGAATCTTCCTACAGATTTAGCACAAAAGTCTTTTAAGCAAATGCCAGCAGATCAGCAAGATAATTTGGTAAAGACATTTGGCAAAAAAGATGATGTAGAAAAGCCAGGTCGTGGATGGCTAGGAAATGCTCTTCATTACAACCCTGTCACTTTAGCATTTAAGGGTCTTGTAGAAGTAGCCGATGCAACCACTCGTACTTACCGTGCCATTGCTATTCCAATGTCTCAAGGTGAAATTGGCTTTGCTTGGGATAAAGCAAATGACAAAGGCGACAAAGTTTACAACGAAGGTCGTATCGAAAAGGCTAAGGGCCTCTATGGTCAAGACGCAGTAGATATTGCTATGCGTATTAAGTCCAGGGAAAGTATTGCAGATATTATGGCATCTGCTACACCTGAACAACTTAAATATGTAATGCTTGCAGATCCAACCAATACCGCTATTCCCGGCGTTGAAGATATTGAAGAAGAGCGAGCGCTCTTTAATGAAACACTTGGCGTAGTAGATCGTGCCAAGTTCTCACCTGGTCGTCAACTTGCTAACGCAATTCTACCAGAAGCCCTTGAAAAGAATGGCCTTGTATATGGCCTTACATCGGGTATTGTAGATACAGCATTTAGATTCTTTGTAGATCCACTTGTAGTTGCATCTAAAGTCAGAGGGCTTTATGTAATAGGCAAGTATTCATTAGAGGCAGTCACAGGTGGCAAGAAAGTTGCAGAGACTTTTGCTAACCCACAGATTATTGGATTCTGGGATAAGTATGGAGCGACGCTAGATCGCTACACTAAAGCACAAAAATCAAATCCTAAAGAAGCAGCAGCTATCAAGCGTGAACTTGAGATCCTTGCACCAGAGTATGGACCAGTAGTAATTCGTGCTTTTCAAAAGAATGAGATTACTAACGCAGCATCTGCTAAAGCATTTTTTGAAAATACTGAAGAAGCTATAGCAGTTCTTGCAGGTTCTGCTGGTCGCAAAAGAGTTATTATTCCACGTCTAGATCCAGCACGTAAAGCACGCATTTCTATTATGACTACAGCAGATCGTGTAGTTGATATTGATAAGCAGGCACCTAGTTTTATTGGTGCAATGTTTGGGGATTTGCCTACAACAGATGGTTTAGCAAAAGCGATCATTGATGGTTCAGAGGTAATTGCACCGATTGTTCAAGGTGGAAAAGCCTTGCGTCTTTCTAGTGCATCTATTGGATATCGTCTAGATAAGTTTAAGTCTAAGTTTAACATTGCACCTTTATTTAGGAACGACTCGTTTGACTTACAGGCAAAAGATGCCTCATTGCAGATGTACCGTTTGGCACGTTTAGTATTTACTAAACAAGATGCCAAGATGATTGGTGAGACCTTTGATGCTGTCACCGATATTGGTAAGCGTAAGGAAATGTTTTATGGCCTTTGGACAAACATTGCAGAAATTCGTGGACTTAACACTACAGAAGCTGGACAGATTATTGTTCGTCGCCTTGTAGGTAAGGGTGATGCTAAGTTTGCTGTAAGTAGAGTTGGAAGCAAAGACGAAAGTGTCGGAGCAATTCTTTCTGACTTTAATACAAGCGTGTCTGCTCCTAGCATTGTAGATATTGATCGTGCAGCAGCACGCTCTGGGTTTATTAACTATGCTGTTGGCCAAGCCAATAAGCAATGGGTAGACACTATGACCGGAGCTTGGTCATTTCTTACCCTTGCTGGTCCTCGTTATGCTATTCGTAACGCTTCAGAAGATCTAATGGTGCATCTTGCTATTGGTGGATCTCCTTGGGGTCTAGCAAAAGGTCGTTATCTTTCAACACGCGTCAACACTGCATTTGAAGCAGCACGCACATCTGGTAACTTTACTGAAAGCCCACTTAGTACAATGCTACGTATCCTTAATAAAAAGGAATCAGGCAAGTACATAGCACAGATGGCTAAGATTGATACCGATATTGTGGCAGCACGTAATTCTCTTAAAGTAAAGGTAGAAGAACTCAAGGTAGCCACAGATGATGTAACTAAAGCACGCATCACCGATGAGATTGCAGAGTTACGTGCTATATCTTCACGCGATGTGGTTCAAGATACACGTAGAATTATGGCAACTGCCCTTACATCTGGTCGCATTAACCGCTATCGGGCTATGATGGGTCGCGGTCCTATGTTTGAAGATGAGGCAGAGATCCTTGCTGAGCACCTTATCTATGGAAACCTTGAAAATTCTGTTTCACTTGTAACAGAAGGCGCATTTAACTTTGCAACATCAGGTGCTGACTACCTAACAAGCGCTAAATTATTTACACAGTCTCACGGTGTTCGCAGCGAAGCACTTAAGGTCAACGATCCAAGAGCTACTAAGTACACAACAGACCGTAAAAAAGGTTTTGATAGTGTCCCTATTGGTCCTGAAAACGAAGAGTCAATGCTTACTTGGCTTTTGCGTATTGGCTACTATGCTAATGATGAAGTGGGCGGTATTGCTGTAGCAAACCTTGGTAAAAAAAATATTGCCATTCGTGAAATCCTTAATTATATGGATAACAACCCAGAATTTCGTAAACTGGCTCAACTTGAGGCTAGAGGCAAGACAGATGCAGAACACGCTGATATTATTTACGCACGAGCAAGTGAGATCTTTGAAACACGTCGTCTTGATAAAGACGGAAATAAGATTCTTAACACAGAACTAATAGATAAGATTCGTTACTTAGACGAAGCAACTGGAAGTTACCGTATCTCTGGTCAATTAACTCTAGATGATTTGCCTAAACTATCAGATGATGTTCCTGAGTATGTTCTCGGACCTAAACTGATACCAGTGGCAGAAGCCGGTAATATGACTGCATCATTAATGAACCAAGGTTGGAAATGGCTTGGTATGATGAACGCAAGTATGTCCCGCGAGCCTATGGTATTTAATGAAATCATTACTATCCGTAAGTCAATGAAGAAGTCCGGTATGGAAGATGCTTATATCCAATCAGTTGTAAGTAAGGTAAATCAGACAGATCCTAAGAAGATTGCAATAGCAACGCAAGCCGCTAAGCGCCAGTTTGCTGAGATTGTCGAAGAACGTGCTGTAGGTCAAATACTTAAATATGTAGATAACCCACTTGTGCGAACACAACTAGCATTTGGAGCACGTAACTTTTCACGTTTTTATCGTGCAACTGAAGACTTCTATCGCCGCGTTGGTAGAATAGTTCGCTATAACCCTGCAGCAATTCGTAAGATTGCACTTACATATGATGGCATTAGCCACAATGGTTTCATCCAAGAGGATGACCAAGGCGAAAAGTACTTTGTTTACCCAGGAGTAGCACCAGTCTACCGAGCAGTACAGACGGCTATGACTGCTCTAGGTGTACCAGCAGAGTTTAAGGTACCAATGCCTATTCAATTTGGGTCTAGGGTAAAGATGCTTACACCATCTCTTAATGAGGATTCTATTATCCCTACGCTAAGCGGTCCTTTATCGGGTGTCTCGATTAAGACTCTGACTAACCTAGTAGATATCTTTGGTGCTCCCGGAGCAGCAGATCGAATTACTCAGGTAGCACTTGGTAAGTACGCTGTAGATCGTTCATACCTATCTGCATTACTACCAGCACACGTTAATCGTTTATATGAAACTATGAATACTGACGATCGTGACTCACAGTATGCGAGCGCTTGGCGCAAGGCTGTTACATACCTTGAAGCAGGTGGACACGGACTGCCTTTGGAATATGATGCGCTAGGAACTGTTATTCCTCCATCAATTCAGGCTCAAGAAGAGTATCGCCAGAAAGTTAAGAACACTACCCTTAGTATTCTAGGAACACGCTTTGTATTAGGATTCTTTGTACCAGCATCACCACAGGTTCAACTCAAGGCTGATATGGCTGGTTGGATTAAGGACAATAACACTGCTAACTTTAAGCAAGCTTGGAATGATTTACTTGATAAGTATCCTGGCGATTACGACGCAGCTATGGCTAAGTGGGTAGAGACATTCCCTAACCAGATTCCATTTACTGTAACAGAATCTGACAGAAAGACAGTTGCCGTTATTCGTTATGCGGAAGAAGCAGGAACATTTGTAGATAAGAACGCTGACCTATTCAAGAGATACCCACAAGGTGCAGCCTTCCTTATTCCTCACAAGTCAGGTTTCTCTTGGGATGCCTACAAGAGTATGAAGGATATGGGACTTAAGTACAACAAGCGTGTAGATGATTACCTGCTTGATGTGCAGGCTGCAGCAGGTCTTCAAGAATACTATTCCAAGAAGAACGAATACGAAATGAAACTTGAGAATAGTTACTCAAATATAGAGCGTTCTATGGCTCGTAAAGAATTTCAAGATTGGGCAAAGATCTTTAAGGCTGGCCGTCCGTTGGTTACAGTAGAACTTGCATCAGGTGGCAAGAAGGCTGTAGCACGTATTGCTGCTATCAATGATCTACGCAAGATGATTTACGATAAGTCTGTAACCACTCGTGGACCATTACAGAAGCAACTCAAGGAGATGCTCGACCTATACGATTCATACCAATCTGATAAGGATCTATTCAGTAACGTCTCTGGTGGAACTAAGTTGGCAACTATTATTAAGGAAAATACAATAGTGAGAATGAGAGAAATTTCTCAGGCAAACGAAAACACCGCAAGCGCTTACAACACATTGTTTGCCTCATTGTTAGGAGATACAAATGG